TTCAATATAACTAAATTCATACTGTTTAATACAAAATTCAAATGTATTCAACGATGATTTCGTTACTTTTAATTGTGGTGTATTTTGTTGTCCTTCCCATTCGGGGTTCCATTGATATGTGTATTCCATTATAATTCCTCCTTCCATTCTTCTATTACTTTTTCTATTTTTGATATTAATTCTATTATTTTTCTTTGATTTCTTGTTAATACATTTACTTGTCCTTGTAAAGTTTCAACTTTACTTTGCATATTGGTTATCTTTTTATTATCCTTTACTTCTTTTCTCCAAAACATTAAAACCACTCATCCAAAGTTTGTTGTTTTACATCTTTAGTTATGTTAGATAACTCCCAATTCATAGCATCGAATATAGGTCTAACCTTTTTTAATACTTCTGATTGAGATAAGAATAGCCAATCTGGTTCGTATTCATTTAATTCTTCTATGTTTCTAACTGCTATATAACCTGCCTTCTTTTCATCTCCATTCCAGTTAGTATAGGTTTGGGGTTGGCTGATTTTAAAATCACATTTCATATGATAAAAGGAATCATCCAGTTTATCCTTTTTATTTACATGTTCATTATAATAAAGAACACCTGCAAAACCACCGCCGAAAGCAGGTCTTTTTCCTTCAACAGTTGTGCAGTTTTTTAACTTCTTACGACATGAATCATTTTCACAATCGGCTGTAGATAAAACACTTAATAATCCTCTAATGTAATCTACGCCATATATCTTTCTACATCTCAAGTTAGAACATTTAACTTTTAATCTATTTTCTTTTACTCTACTTCTTTTGATTAAATCTGTTTTCTCAACTTGACCAGTTCTAACTTTATCATACATATCTCTTACATAAGATATAATTTCTTCTTCGGTCTTTTGATTAATCCACATCTCTAATGCTGTCTTTTGAACCTCTTTACCAATATTAGATTCAGCGATTCTTTTTAGAGTAAAACCAGTGCAAACAAATTCAGGCTCTTGTAAATGTACTCCGTCTTTCCAATTGATAAAACCTGCATTTCTATTTCTAGTTGCCCCAACACCTAATACAGAATAGTATTTCTCAAACTCTAAATCCATAGGGTGGTCGTCTAACTCCATAAGATTAGGGAATACATTTTCTTGTATATGTGTATTCAATATCTCTCTAACTTCTTGAGCCTTCTCAATAGAAGGAACAGGAACATAAAGAGAATCCGTATGTGCATAAACTACTTTCATGTTAACTCCCTCACTTTAAATGCCGCTTCTCTAATTGCTTCTCTAGCACTAGCAGTAATACTAGCGGCTAAATCTATATCATACCAACCCGAACTTCTAAGTGCAAGGAATCCATATACACTGGCTAACAATCTTTTAGTAGCCATTTGCATTGAATTCCACTTAACATATTCTTTCTTGTTTCCATTTTGTAATGCTTCTAACATTTTTAATTTGTATTCTTTTCTTAATGGTTTTAATGTAGCAATCATATTAGGGACTAATCCTAATTTATCTGTCTTATAATATCTCCAATCCTCTTGAGTTACATCAGAAAAATCTCTTGGAATTTTTAGATTAACTGCAAATTCTGTTGGAGTTTCTGATTTAGTTTCGAATGAAATGTTCCTAGCCAAGATACATGACGGGTACAAAGAGGCAAAGTCAAAGGCCGCTACATTAAGATGTAATCCATTAGTTTCTTCATCTAGTGGATTATAAATCAAAGCCCCATCATATTTTTCTTTATCTCCGTATTCACCAGTTGGTGCTTTCCAATATGCATTACGCATGAAATATGTGCTACCCATGTGAGATACGAAAAAACAATCTTCGAAAGGTGCTTTAACAATCCTTTGAATTGCTAATACCCCTTCACTCAATCCCATTTCTTCATCTATCTTATAGAGTAATTCTGCATCCTGTAAACAATACTCTAAATAATTTTGAGTGTCTTCTAACCATGCTTTCATAAAGAATTCATTTCTATCTGTGAACTTAGAATCTTTCTTCTTAGTTTCACCAACAGAAACACTAGCACAATAATCTAATGAAGCACTAGGTAAAGTTCCCCTTTGTGAATCCATCCATTGCCTTTCAAATGCTAAATCTAAATTCAAACATAGTCTCCCTTTAATTGGTTGTTCAATTGGACTAAAGTTATTTATTTTACCTAAAGTATTAAACCCTACATTCTTAACTTCTTTATATGGAGATAATTTTCTAGGGTCTATACCATTCTCAAATAATCTTTCAATTAGTTTAGGAACATCAGACTTTAATCCCCACCATGCTACTAACATATCAGGGTCTTGCTCTTGCATATCTTTTACAAAGGCTTCAAGCATTTCTTTTTCTGAAATAAAAATGTTTAATTCATCAATAGTACCCCTTTGAATATCAAATGCTTCTTCTATTGTTTGGTGTTTATATTCATCAGGAAACCATGTGTATAACTTAGACCCATTAGTATAACTATCATATACTGCAATAGCAGTAATAGCCCCTGCGTGTTCATGTTTATCGGGCAACCATTCCATATCCCAATACCATTTTCTCAATTCGTATTCGGGAACTTTATCTAATTCATCTACACAATATCTTCTAAGTATTGGTACATCTCCTTCCCAAGTTTCTTTAAATGATTTCCTTGCATCCTTCATATCTTTAGGGTGAGTATAGAAAACTTTAGTTAAGTTATATCCTTCTAGGTTTCTCCATTCACCTTTCTTATATTCATAGAATCCAGTTTGGTCTACAGGTTTACTACCGACCATATAATGTTTAGTCTTGTAAGTAGCGGGTTGATTATCAATAGAACGGATAAAGAAATAGGGTTTGAAATTAGAGATAACCTTTTCTTTTCTCTCTCTATTTTCATCTCTCCATCTTATCTTAATCGACTTATCTTTATCTATCCATGTTATTATCATATTAAATCCCCAATCTTGGCGCTCTAATTAATGCGCTATGTTCTGTAACCATTATGATAGGTTGGTTATCCCCAATAAATATATTTATTATTTCATCCTTGTTAAAGAACTTATGTAGTGGCCCACTAAATACAACAGTGGATGATTCCCCTACTGAATTACTAAATTCCATTTCTTCTCTATAAGAGGAAACAGTAGCCGAAGAAGATACAATAAATTTAGCATTACTTACATCGTCTGGTTCAAAAAAATCTAATTTATATATTCCATTATTTAATATCTCACAAGCATCTATAGCATTATGAAATTCTTCCCCAGTTACTTGAATACCACACCTTACATCTATAACTCCTATCTTCACTACTTCTTCTAAATCACCATCAAAATTTAACGGCCATCTTTCAATAAGTCTATTAATTCTGCCTTCAAATGGATGATGAACCACAATAGGCATTGTGGCTCTTTTACCATCTGAAATCATTTGAACGGTATCTCCAACTATTAAAGTTATATCTTCATTCATCTTAGATAGATACTTTTTAAGTGTATCAATTTCTAATACGAAAGAACCTTCATCGTCCGTATCTACAGATACAGATTTAATAACAGTAGTAGATTCATCTGAATTGACTAATAATAAATTGTTATCTTGCATTTGGAAATGAATATAGTTACCCAAAGACTTTGAAGATAATCCTCCAGTGCTGGCCCATTTCCCTTTTAATTCTGCATTTTTCAATGCTTCTATAATATTTTTCTTTTTAACTTCTATTTGCATTTTAATCACCTTGCTCTCGCTAATGAGGAATGACAGGACCACCTCTGACCCCTTACTAATATGCCCAAAACACACCGTACCGTTATGTCATTTTTACTTAGTAAACCTCACTCTTGCGAGTTTAAATTCCCCTGTTTTTTAGGTCGGGAATACCATTCCATTTGGCTTCTTTAGAGTTAGACTCAAAGATAGTCCAAGTTTTACCAACCATATTAGGGTTAGTTTTACTTGCTTTTAACCTTGCAACATATTTAGTATTGTTACCTACAGATTCATCCCGAATCGTAATCATTTGCATCATTTTATCGGGAACATCTTTATTCCAATTAGCAACAAATCCAGTCGGTGTAGGATTCATATGGTCGCTAAAAGTAGCCTTAAGATGAGTGATGAATACTTTATCACATTGTAATCTTAAAGCGCTAATAAACACTTCATTATGGTCAATATTTCTAGCCCCGTATGCTGTTGGGGAAATAGGGTTAGTCATTTTCTTTCTATCGCCTTTATTGATTTCATAACGAAGTTTATTTGTAGCACAATCATTCCATTTATCCATACCATCCATAACAAATGCTCTAACATTAGTATTTTTATCAGCAATCATTTCTTCTGTTTCTCTAATAAAATTTAATGAATTTTGCATAGTTAAAGCATAGTTTTCTGTTCCATCAGAGTTGTAATGATTAGGACAATAAACATAGATATTAGGGTCTGAATCCCAACATGTTTTCCATGTTACTTCTGCACCATCATCAAAATCTAAGAAACGTAATATAGCACCATCTTTGATTTCTTTATCAGTTCTTAAATCAAGACCTAATCCAGACTTACCTTGTTTAGCCTTACCTTCAATTGATAAGACCATAAAGGAATGCTTTCTTTTTAATTGCGCCTTTCTTGCTTCGGTTGTTAATTTCCTCCACTGTTGGTATTGAAGTTCTTTTTGAACCTCTGGGCCAACAGCGTATTGCTGTTTTGGTTTGCTCATTGTTTTTAAACTCATAATAATCTCTCCTTAATAAATAAACGTAGGAGGGAAATGAAGTCGGGAAACGTAACCCGCTTCATTATTATTTGGAAAACCCTCCATGAGTTTACCTATCTAAAACCAATCAAAGTTATCCTCCATTGGTGCTTCAACTACTTCTGCGCTTCCATGTCTATCAATTACAAACAGTCCTAAAACATTAATTGAAACATTTCTTAATTCACCTGTTTCTTTATTAGTTCCTTGTGATGTTCTGCCACAAACAATTACATTACTACCAATACCAAAATCAATATCAATATAATTTGGAATCCAACAAGGCACTGCATTAGAAGCCCCATCATAATCATAGTCAACATTTAAGTCACTAAGGAATAATGTGTGATTACCATTAGCGGTTTG